TTACTTTACCGAGAGTGTCGTTATTTCCAATAGCGCAGAATAGGAAAAAACAGGGTCTATAGGCATAAAGATAATAAATGTTAACCAACCTATGTTTACCATATCATAAGCAAAATTAATATACATAATATCTCCTTGTATTTGGCAACGGTATTTCACTGTATTAAAGTAATTAAAACAATAAGACAAACACTGAATTAATCATTTATATCTCGATTAATAGTAAATAATACGTAAAATTAAGGAGTGGGAAGTAGAAAATAATATTAACGACTGGATGCACTATGATGAAAAAAATTAATATTATATAAAGATGAAATATTCAGGCTATTTTAAAATATCGCACAATATTCTCTAATAGAAGAAAGTATACTAAATTTTATACGTTTTTAATCATTGATTCCTTACATGTGATAGAGCATCCCATATTAATATTTGTTCAGAATACAATTACGACAGTTTTAAGTTCATAGTTGATACAAATGTATTTGTATCTAAAATTAACAGTGAATGATTAGAATTATTTAGTCAACTAATTGATTTATATAAACAGCAATCAAAAAGTGGCACTGACTGCGCCACTTTAGCTTCAATAATTACTTATGAGATACGATACCAACCCATTAACATAATATAGGCGTTGGTTACTGCCAAAGCCGTTCCTGAACCAAGGTTTTCTGTATTTCCTGAATAGGTATGAGTGTGGGCTCCATTATTAGATGTAGCTCCAGACCATGTCTTTGAAGCATCAAAGGAGTAGTAACACCCACCATTCGATGTTTCTGTGTGTGAGGTAACATTTCTCGTCGTCATCCTTGTAAAAGCTCCTGCCGCATGTCCTGATGTAGTTGTATTTTTCCATGCCTCACCATTATTCGCAAATTCCCCAGTGATATTCATCGTTCCACGATTATGAGTATGACCACCATTTGAACTCGTTGTGCCAGAGAATTTCAAGGGCACCGCTGGAAGATTTCCTTTACCAATGGTTACAGAATCCGAACCACCACTACTTCACCGTAGTAGTTCACACGAAGCTTATCGTAGCGATCCGCATCTTTATCGGTAGTGACTTGGGCAGGAAACGCAATACTAAACTGGCGGAACATGTAATTTGTCGTCGCATTAGTGCGGTCGTAATCCGTTGCCGCCATAACTGCCATGGGTAGGGCTTGGATAAAGAAACTATCATCCGTTTTGAGGTTTAACCCAACAGAAGCCGTTCCCATCAAGGCTGCACTAAAATCTTCAACCTTATTTTTACTAACATTAAGGTGTAACTGGTACTTGACGTTTTCACCCGAAACATACTGAGCTAAAGCAACCGCTTGTTCTAATGGCATTTCGTCAAGGAATGTCGCGCTACCAAACGAATCTGAAACTTGCTCGGCAACAATGAAAGCCTCTAAAGGCGTTTGCGCGGGATTCCCCTCCGATGCCGTACCGGAAGAAAGCCCCATGGCTTCAGCCAGCGCAGAATACTCGACACTTATCGATGCACTTTCCTGAACACCGCCACTGAGTTCAAACGCGCTTTCCAGTGCATTAAACGTCAGATAGCTACTGGAAAACTGCGGTTCACTCTCAGCATTAAGCTTGCTTTGAATTGTAGACGCGATATCCGAATACGATTTTGCTTCTGATAAATCAATATCTTTATAGCTTTTAGTTACAGCCCCTATCGTGACCGATAGCGTGCCATCGGTAATGATTTTTAAATCCACTAATGCGGCCGCTTTTGCACCAAAGAGCGTAGGCGCACGCCCTACTGGCTCATAGGCGGCAATTTGTAATTCTTTGGGTTTACTGACTGGTGCAGGGCTGACATAGCTAAAATATTGCCGCGCAAAGTGAGCCTCTGGCGCATCAATACCTAATAGCTCATCGACTTGGCCACTGGTAAATTCCAATACTTTACCCGTAGGAATTTTCGGATTGGTGGAAAATAAACGTGCAGTCAGTTTGCGCATCGGAACAGCAGACGCACCAATGACCGCCGATGCAATATCAACGTATCGTGTTTGTTTAATTGGCATAGTAAAAACCTTATATGCGGTGGAGATTAGGATACAACGCACTAATGGCCGCTGTATCAGGGAAGAGAGAACGTTTAAACGTCACATTAAAATCAAATGAAATGGTTTGTTCATAGTCACCATGTTCGTTCACTATGTAAGGTTGGCGAATATCAGTTGCACGCTGCACACCAATGCCTTGCTTTCTCAATGCGGTGACAAAGGGAAGTGAATTGATGACCATTCGCACCATCGCGGCAATATCATTCGCTGTATACGACCCTAATTGAGTAATAACTGTCTGAACTTGGTATGTTTTTTCAGATAACAGGCTTTCTTGGTGATTGGCATTTTGCCCCTGAATATTGTAGTTGCGCCCCTGCCAACCATGACCTCTTTCATTAATAGAAAAGAACATCACCATATTGTCTTCACTGCCAGGCTTGATAGGTTGAAACCCCGCTTTTACAGGGATATCAAGCCCTATTTCTGTTAACTGCTGCACTAGCTGTTTGTAAATAGCACTATCAATATCATTGTCCGTCATCGTTACCGACCTCAATGCCAATGACCGATATCAAACCGCCCTGTTCATACCAGAGTGCATCACTGATTACAGCGTATTTTTATCGTTGAAAATAAGATAATTAGGTGATGTAGCGCACTGAATGCCTTTGGTATCGAGGGAAGTCTAAAATCGGCAATAAATTGAATATGAATCAACACCCATTGATTGGATATATGGGTTATCTATCGCTTGTTAGCTGCCACGAACTTCAATAGAAATGTGACGTGCCGCAACACGGTATCAATAACCAAATATTATTTGTCCTCCTCTGTAAAATTAACTGCCTGTCGCATCTGCTGCGTATCCCCCGTGGTTTAGCAGGTGATTTGTCTTGGCTGTACTGCCTGATACCGGCTTTTTCTATTGGACTATCCAAAGCCAGTGTGTTTAAAAATTTAACAGCAAGCTTTTTTTAAACATAAAAAACCTCGCTTTAGCATTTAATATATTGTTTTAAATCACTATTTAGTGATATTGAGCACACCCTAGTGTTACATAATCCTGTAACGCTTTAATAATTTGCTCTGACTGCGCAATTCGCTCTCTGAGTAACCAATAATTTCGGATAGCGGAGTCAGTAGGTCTGGCGGTTGTTCCATCATCCACGCGGGAGGTGGAATTGGTTTCGACTTTCGGACAACTGGCTCTGATGTACACCCGCTCAGGATTGCGCTCAGCAGCAATACGCAACTGGTCAATTTCAGCTTTTGCATTTGTTAGCTCTTGGATATGTTTAGTATCGAGTTTATGAAGCGCTTGAACGCGCTCTTGATAATCTTCATTGATTTTAACTTGCTCAGCTAGTTCAATGAGTAGCTTGGCATTCTTGGTGTTAAGTTCGCCTATCTTCTCGTACTGCTTCCACATTCCCCATATGGCCACCCATGCAGCGACAAATAACAATGCTCTGACTTTATTCATGGCGGTTACCATAGAGAAGATTAAAAGTTAACTTATCGGCCCTTATAATGGTCGATAGCTTTTTGGCAACGCTTTTCTAAGCTGGCTTTATCAATGCCACAAGTGTTGCCTGTTAGACGATAAACACCGAACGCAATCATTGCTATCGCAAATAGCACAATGCAAATTGCAGCGACTACAGGTTTCCATGACATATTGCAGCCTCCGCTTCTCTGCGGTTCACTAACCCGCGCCATACCTTGCCCCCCGCGTAAACCCATCTTTTTAGTTCTTCACAAGCACCGTATTGGTCACCTGCGTTAAGCTTTTTCAACATGGTCGACTTAGCAAATGCGCCAGTGCCAACATTAAAAGCAAATGAATAAAGCGCGGCTTTTGTATGCTCATCAACAGGGACTTTAACTAGGCGGTCTACCTGTAATTTGGTTCTCATAAAATCCAGCTCTAACAGCTCATTGCATTCTTCTTTGGTATAAGTTTTATTGGGAACAATATCTTTCCCTGTGTGCCCATAGCAGACCGTCAGTACACCAATAACATCCTCGTAGGGCTCATATCTAACCCCCTCATAATGCGCAATCACGGCTAAACCGATAGCCGAAGCCCCTGCACCAACAAGCACAGTGAGTTTTTGTTTGAGTGACATTAGATATCCTTAGGCGCTTTCGCCATAAGTTCGGCAGCTTTTCGTGCAGTGGCTGAGGGGTTTTGTGGGTCAGTTTTATTAACGAGTTCTTCAAATAAACGTGTTCGCTTTCGCTGCTCTCGTCGATTCATAAAAAAGGTAATAAGACCAAGAATAATGCTAAACGCCATCCCGATAATAAAGCCCCACTCATAAAGTGATAGACTTGCAAAGAATGCTGTAAGCCCAGCACTGCCGTAGGCTGCGTTGCTGTATTTATCCATACGCATGATTTCACCCCCTACGGAGTGCCTGAGGTTGAGTTAATAAAAAAGGCCACCTAAGTGACCTTGAAGAATTTAATAGAAAAGCAGCACACAATATACTAATTAAAATATTAGTTATACTCTGTCTCAATAATACCCGTTAAATTAAAGTCATAACTACCACCATTACCTTGTGTTTCTGCTAGCCTTATTAAACTAACTTCAACTGGGATTTCTGATGCTCCTGCTTTAGACTTAAACTCTAGTTTTTCATTGGGATTTAATATTTGACCATTTATTTTAGTTTTAACCCCAATATGGCTCGCTGTCGTTTGATATGCTGCACTAGAAAGTTTATGGGCAGCATCAGAAAAATAAACTTTAACATTAACATCCTGCATACATTGATAACTTACTCTGACAAACTCGGCTTGCGTTTCGTATCCAATATTTACATATGTTGGAATGGTATCAAAACCCAAATTAAAGCTCGACTCGCTTGTCAAATTACACGGAGGAACAACCTCTTCAAAAGAACCGTGAATGTGAAATTGTAACGGTGGATTTGCAGCAAAGCTTGAAAATGAGCAAGAAAAGATAGTGATAGCCATTATTTTTTTAAATTTGAAAATACTCACAATAAAAACATCCTTTTTTTAAATAAACAAGAAAGGAAATTATTACATTTAATAAATTAAAAGGCATGAATCTTAATATCAATTAAAAACTAACTATTAGAATAAAAAATTTAACCCACTCAATTTTAGCTTAATTTAAGAATTGCTATTTTATCCATAAAAAATTAACTAGAAATTAGCTTTTTACTATAGACAAAAAAAGCCGCACTAGGCGACCTCTTGAATATAAGCTATCCACAAGACTAGATCACTGAACTTGTAAGGGTTACCTTACATATTAGTCGGTTAAACATAGAAAATGGCATCACTGTCCCCTTTAAATTATGAAGTTTCATTTAAATGTTTTTTAATTTCTAGTGAACACTGCTTAGTGTTATTAACTTCAACTATCTTATGCATAACAGCTGGGTTTGAATCAAAAAAAACATTTAATTGGTTATCAAATCGCTTTGCAAAGCGAAGTAATTCAATGGTATTTAGAATCGTTTCCTTATGTCTTGTTTTTGTTATTTTTGCAAGTAGGTAACGCTTTATTATTCTTAACACACATATCCGATATGGGATCTTCAATCTAATAATCAAAGAGCAGTCTTCAAAGAATGGGAGCATCCGACGATCATACGCGCCTTCAACTATCCAATCTCTTTCCGATTTTATGGCAGAAACAAGTGAATTAATTATCTCAGGAGTATTTTTAATATATTCTCCACTCCTTTTATTCCAATATATATCATCATACGCATAAGTAGGGACATTCAGTTCAATGGCTAATTTTTTAGCTAACGTTGTTTTCCCTGCGCCAGAAATGCCTATAATGCAGACTTTCACTTAAAACCTCACTTATCGTGCTAAACCACAGAAGATCACAAAATAAAACCCTGCCGAAGTGAGGTTCTACTCTTAAGAAAACGAAACACTTGTTGAGGTTTTTAGATATAAAAAAACCCCGCAATCGCGAGGTTTTGAATTGGTAAAATGAGACATCGATTTACTTAATTAGGTATAGAATGTCCATTGTGGAAAAATAATAAACCAGCTTCGGACAAAATGCAAGCTTTTTACTGTTTATTTGATCAGTTTATTTTATCGCTTTGCTAAACGCCTGCTCTGCAATACTTTCCTCAATGAAACATTTGCTGGCCAATGTTTCATAAAACGGTTTCCAATTTCGGCGCCATGTTCTTTCGTTAAGCTCTGGTACCAAGTGCTTTATTGCATTATATGCGACAGATGAGGGAACGCGCTTAAAACCGAGGCCTGCACACCGTGGGCAATCTTTGAATACTGGGACGCCCTGTCGTTCTGTTTGTGCTTCATCCAGTACTTTCCCCCGCCCCTTGCATCGACAGCGCTGTGTTAACTGGCCTTTTCCCTTACATGACTGGCAAATCACTTTTTCAGTTTCCACGATCTCACGCTCAGTATTTGTATATCGTTTGGGCTTGTCCTTGGTAAAGGAGGAAAAGACAGCGTCTCTTGTTGAATATTTTGTTGTAGTGACTTGTTTATCAATCATCCCTTTGCCGCTACAGGTTGAACATGGGAAAACGGAACCTGCCGAACGAGCGTAGTCCTCAAATGCGATTTTGGCCAATATGATTAAACAATGACCTAGTTTTTTACCTGCAGCTTTTGCTACCAGCTTTGGGGTCTGTTTTTTCGCATATTGCGTCAAGGCTTCTATGGTAGAAATTTTATCCTCTTCGCTGACATCATTTTTAGCGAGAAAAGCCGTCATGCCAAACTTAGCCTGAGGATCAATCATCCCCATAGCAGCTATGATGTCCGTTCCAGTTAAACGGTCGGGTGATGTACTGCTCGCAGTATCGCTAAATATCGGTGATTTGGGGTGAAAGTTTTTCAGTGCATTTTCGAGTTTCATTGGTCTTGCCTCTAAATAAAATCTAATAACTGAGCTGCCACATTTTCAGCAACCTGTTGGGTGGGAATTTTACGAAATAAAATACAGTTCCAAAGTACATCGAGGGTGGCTTTGTAGAGTTCACCAAAAGCTAGGTCGTTCATTTTGGTAAAACTGATTAATTGGGTGATACGGCGTAGGCTGCCATCAGACATTTCAAAGGTTTCATAATGGCCCAATTGTTCTACTAACCAATAACGGAGAGCATTAAAGAATTTATCAATTGGAGTATTGTCGCCAATTGGCTGCCAATATTTATCCCCTAAATTGAGTATTGCGGAGTAGTTGCGATGGCGTCGTGAATCGCGGTCTTTCTTGAAATCAGCCGAAAGCACACCACCACACTTGATTTTGACGTGCATGAATTCCCTTGCTGGGCGGGAAGCCGAAACAAGAGAGCCGTTAGATATTTTAATAAAGCTATACTGTGCCATACTTTTTCTCTCAGTAGACACAGCGAGTATTTAGATTGGGTGTTCAAGCCAATAAATGGATTATACACAAAACACTGTTTAAATAAACAGTGTTTTGTGTGTTTAACCTACCTATTCCACAGTCGTCTATGATAACAACTTAGATATCCTATTGTTTCGTTTAGAGCCGAATAGCATCACAGTATGTCATCCATTCGAATCAAATTCGCATTCTTACAAGGCTCTCTACTGGCTCTACGTAATGCACAATTTCTTTGAAGCATTTTTACCCCCCTGCTTACCAAGAAATAACTCAGCCTCAGTAATGCCTGATTCTTTTTGCCGCTTACGTTGTTCAGCTTTACGTTCTGTTACTGTTTTTTGTCATTGGCCTGCCACTTCATCTTAGTTTGGTTAATGCACTGAGCAATAACGCTCGATAGATAGCTCATCGACTCGAGCGCCACCAAGATTTGCCCAAAATACGATTGTTGAAAGTACATCTTTTTCGCTTGTTGCGACAAAAAGAGTTATGAAAGATTCTTGGTTCCATAAACCACTTGCTTTATAAACCGATTTTTTCATTTTCACTCCAACTAACGACATCTAATAACCTTATGACAAGACGGCCTTATATCCGTTATAAAATATATAACCATATGATGGGAGCGATTTTCTTTTTTCCAAGTGCATATATTTCAACTTTTAAGCGATGTATTAAACGATTAAAAGATAAATCAAATCACCTCAGTTCGGGTTATAAAGCAAGTGGTCTAATAACCCGTTTGTTTTTGATGCCCAGCCAATGCCTTTACAACATTTTGGAATGGAGTTACCTTTGATGACTTAGCTGATATGGCCCTGTATCACGCCAATGGTTTGAGCAAATTCAGACTGATTAAGTTACTGTTATTTTTTAGGTAAATATTTAATCTTATTTGTTAGTTCCTTTTTTACTTAACGATTCAATATTAGCAGTACTAATGACGAAAAATAATAGCAATACTAGTGGCATAATATTAGCAATACAAATAAAATAGATGATATGAATAGAAAAATTTCAGAATCAGACAAAATAGCAGCCCAAAATTTACGTAATATCTGGGAAAGCAAACGTGAATCTCTCAGCTTAACTCAAGAAAAAGCAGCTGAGGCACTTGGCTTTTCTACGCAAGGAGCCGTCAGCCAGTATCTCAATGGCCGTACTGCGTTAAATACAGATACCACATTAAAATTTGCCGCTTTACTTCGTGTTAAGCCTGAAGATATCAACCCCGAATTAAAAATTTTACTCGATTACGTCAGGTCAACAAATAGAAGTGAAGATACCACTCACCCACAACAATCGATTAAAAGCGATCACAACACATTGAGATTAATGGATATATATGCAAAAGCAGGTCCCGGTGGTTTTATTAATAATGACTTCCCCGACACCATAAAATCAATAGAATTCTCTTCCGAAAAGATTTTTGAGTTATTTGGTCGTAAAAGTCTTAAAGGAATTGAGATGATTAATATCAGCGGCGATAGCATGTCTCCGGCAATTAATCCTAGGGATGTTGTTTTCGTTGATACACACAGTGACTTTTTTGATGGGGATGGCGTCTATGTATTTAGTTTTGAAAGCTCCCTATTCATAAAACGATTACAGCGAGTTAAAGGCCGGAAGCTTGCGGTCAAATCTGATAATCCTGCCTATGAAACTTTTTATATTGAAGAAGCTGAGATGCATGATTTACGCGTAATAGGTAAAGTCATAAAGTCTCTTCCAATAAAAATGGTTGATTTTGCTTAACCAAAACAATCAATTAAATACTATCGCTAATATTTTCGGTTTTTTATCGCCTAGAGTAATTAGCATTGCTATTGAATGCTAAAAATATCGATGCTAATATTATTTCTACTAATACAAACACAGCAAGTATTTAGATAAGTGTTCAAACCTAAAAATCAGCCTACCTAGGGAAAAGAGTTAGGCTAACGTAAGAGGCAAGACCAGCCAGTTAGGGCTGACAAGCGTTGATTGATAGGCGTAAAAAAACCCACCTAAATGGGTTTCTTTACCTCGGGTCGCCGACCAAAGCTAACCGAGTATTCTGCTAGCGCGACCAAACGCTAGAAGAGGCAAGACCAATGATAAATCACTGATCAACTTTATTTTAAAGGAGCCGCAATAAAAGCACAACCTAAACGGTCTATGCCCACGCTCTATATGGTGAATTTTAAATTTCATCGGTTTAGGGTAACATTTTAATTGCGTTAGAAAACGTTAGGATATATAGCAAGGATAATGAAAAATAGATTGATAAATGGTACAGTTATTACTGCTTATAGCCCTAGATATTCCCCCTCATCAACTAAATAAACTTGTGTTAAATACCACCTGTTACCCTTAAAATTAAATGATATTCATAAATAGATGAGCAACTTTCTGGCTCGATATATTACATAGTAACAATAATAGATAGCCCTATTGTCTATAATCAAAGCCTATAGGTAAGAAAAAGCCTTTGCAATTAGGCCGTTATGCAGGTTAGTTTTACTCCAGCCAAATAAAAAAACGCACTTACCGTGTCATTTCATTGATATATAGTTACCTAAAACATGGTTGATAAGGGGTATCACTGATGCGCAACAAGTACATTAAGTAAAATTTATCAACATGCACAGAGAGATAATAGCCCCTTACTTAAGGTAAATAAGCATTCTTTTCTATATCGATACTTTTCCTACTGATAACCGCTTAACCCTATTATCTTTTTCTATTTTGACAAATGACTATAGATAAAAAATCTATAATATCAAATTTAAAGAAATAATTCCTTATGAAAATAGGCGTAACCCTATCTATAAAGTCGCCATGGCTTATATATAAACTTTCATTAATAAGTACTGCACGCAATTGTTTTCGTTTATTCCAATCAACATCGGATTGCACAGTGATTGTCACCCTATTTTCTTTATCATTTAATGTTGAAAGAGTGATTTTTATTTCTCTTTTTTCTTTATCACATCCATATATTACTCCCAACTTAGGGTATAAGTCATAGTTTATATTTTCAAACAAACCGCTGCTATTTAACTCTCTTAAAAACTTACTAAAAATAATAATCATAGTTATCCAATAAAAAGGTGCCAT